CCAGTGATCTCCGAAGGTAATCCCATGGGTATCTCGAAAGTCATGCAGCCAATTGATGTAGTGTTGAAGGCCCTCTCCATTGTTTTCATAGTAACCGACGACTCTGAGCTCAGTGCCAGCTCTCTGGATCAACCATATTGAGGTTGCGTCCGCGATTCCAAGATCCCAGAATGAATTTACTGGTAGCACAGGATCAATCGGAACCTTAGTAATTCTGCTATCCTCCCTGGCTGCTTCGATCTGCCTGGCATAGTAAGCTCCCTTCCTGTTTTCTAGTGGTTCTCCGAGCCAAATATGCTTATATAAAGCTTTATCGACTTTCTCCAGGTGTAGTCTTTCCTTCTCTAATTCTTTTGGAAACCAAGGATTATCAACATAGTTGACTTTGACAACGTATGAGTCCTCTGGCGGATTGACTACGAATCTTTGGTAAGTTGGATCCAGTAGATCCTGGGCATTGAATGAGATCCAGATCTCACTGCCTGGAGCTCTTATGGTCGGAATAAGGGTATCGTAACTGGATGCGGTTATCTTCTCAGCTTCTTCCAACCATACCACCTGGATTCCTTCCATTGATTTGATCTTGGTGATGTTTGATCTGAGTCCTTCAAAGCTAAAGCGTGAGCCATTGCGACCAATGATCTGTGTCTTTTGTATCTCAAAGAAATCTTGCAGCCCCATACGTTCGATCGTATCAGCAAGAAGCAGCAGCACTGAGTCATTGATTGACTTCTGGATCTCCCTGGCACACAAGATCCTGGTCTTTTCTTTGTAAGCTTTGAGCACCAGCAGCTGCGCAATCGTCCAGGATTTCGATGATCCTCGTCCGCCATGAGCCACTTTATAACGATGTGGCTCCAGGAATGGCTCAAACTTCTCAGTGATTTGTATGCGGAGTTTCGTCGTCATAATTAGAATCGTGATAATGGACCATATCAACTATGGATGAATAACACCAGCAACAAAAAGCTACTTCAGTGATCCCGAAGAAACCTTCGATCCCACCCTCTTCTTCGTCATATTCACTGCCACAAACATTGCATGTGTGTTCTATCGGAGCCATTGCATTTGATGGATGATATAAGGAGCGTAACCAAGCCAAAACCCAAGGAAGATCCCCAGGTATAGTTTGTTAGTTGGTTGTTTATGAACTTCGACTTCAATCGGATAATCCACTGGTTGTTTAATTATTTTCATTTCTTAATATCTCCACTTGTATTGTTGCTGGCATTGGATTCTCTGGATCGTTGGACATCACTTGCTTATCTAGTCCATGGATCCTGGCTTTGACGTTCAGAGCTGAGATAGCTGCACCAGGTTGGCCCAGAGATCTAGCTAATTGTCGATCCTCGTCAAGTTCTTTTGATAGTGATTCAACAGTCACCTCAAACTTTTTTTGTAGGTTTAATTGCAGCTCACCGACTCTTGTTGCAATCTTGCTGTTATCAAGAAGTGCTACTGCATTTCGATTTATTGTTGGTCCTTTCATTTTTTGACAGTCATAACTCTGTCGATATGCTTCACTTGCATTCCCTGTTTCAATGAAAGATTTGCAAAACTTCTCTTGCTTTGTTGTTAACTTATTCATACTTTGGCCCACCATTGATCCTCTATAAATTTATATTCTTTATCAACACTGATCATCAACCGATCAATGACTTCTATTACATCTTCCAAAGAGTAAACAACTTCAACATGTCCACCCGCAGCTTCGATCTTTTTATGGAACTCCACCTGGACTTTGCTTAACCTTCCCTTCGGAGAATTAGTCTTAGGCTTTTTAACTTCCAAACCAATATATCTTCCAGAATGAACGATCGTGAGATCTGGGACACCAGGTTTAACTCCTTCTCTTTTCAATTTGGTACCAGTTTTTAGATTTCTGCTGCCACCATTTGGAACTGCCCAATAACAAATGTTGTGAAGATCTAGCAAATCACATATTGCTTTTTGTACCTGGTGCTCAACGTCAGCCACTATTTTTTCTTAGGCACTACTGTTTTTTCCATAGCTTTTGCGAGCTTCACCATCCAAGGATCTGGCCACTTTCCAGAATGCTTCTCAGCTCCTTCAACTCTTTCTCTCAATTCTAGTATTGCTTTTTTTAGCTCTTCACTCATGCGCTTTTCCTATTGATAAAATAATTAATAATGTTTTTCTGGTGCTCATCGATCATTTGATTAATGCGCTCCCTTCTTGTGTCTTGCTCATCATCAGACACGTCCAACCATTGTGGCTGCGCCCAGAATCGAAGCATCATATCCGACTCGTGATTGGTCCAACCTCTATGCTGCTTGTTGTAATTCTTAAACCAGACCTGGACATAACCAGGGACTTCATGAAAGGGATGATCAACAAAGAATCGATACTTTCCTTTGTCATCAGCATTCATCCACATCTGAGCATAATCTCTCTGGGATTCTTTTTTGTTTTCTAAAGCCTTGTTAAGCTTTGGTCGACCACCACAATATTCAATAAACTTTGGAAGCGATGGCGCAAACTCAGATCCAGATCTTCTAACTAATTCGATCGCATGTAAAACATCCACTGTTGCAATCCCAGACAAACCTTTTGACCATTCATCGAGCGTTAAGTTCATCCAATCTTCATCATCATCCAACCTGGCACCAAATGAAGGAAACATTACTTTGAACCTGGCAATCACTCTCCCCGCTATTTTTTTCTCTTCAGCTACCATCATCTTGCAACCTCCTTCAATAAGTTAAGTCCAGCTCTTTTGGCTGGTCCTTGAGTTCTCCTACCGCCTTGATCCTGTTCTTTAGACAACCAGGAATTGACAAACTTCTTGATCCCAGATTTAGTTTTACGTTTCGTAGGATTACCATCAATCCAACCCACCATATTGCGAAGCTCTTGCTCAACATCAACAGCCGGATATAGATCTCTATACTTTACGAGATCATCCTCATAGATTGGAAAAAGGGATTTATCATTGAGCTGCAACCCAATAAAGACATTAGCATTATCATTTACATTATCATTAACATTAACATTTACATTAGGCTTATCTTTGGTTTCCTTTTGGCCTTCCTTTGGCCCTCCTTTGGCCTTCTTTTCGTCTTGCTCTTGGCCTACCTTTGCCCATTTATCTTTAGTAGCCTGGGCACCCTTTTGACTGCTCTGCCATTTCTTATAGTTAGCTTCCAGCTGGGGTTGAATGAGCTTGAACATTGCTGCAGCCATTGGTCCCATGTCAGTATTCTTATGATCCAAGCCAAACTCAAAGATCGCTCTATAAAGCTCTAACTCTTCTTGATCTCCCAAAGCTTTAGCAGCTTCATAAAAAGATCTATAAACAACAATCGAATCTCTTTTAGTTTTCATTGTGCTTCCTCCGGTGGATATATATCTGGCCTGGTATGATGCCGAGATACTTCGCCCTGGGTTGCTTTCTCAAGATTGATCACATGTAAATCAGCTACTCTTCTTTGCTTATTCGCCCAAAGCTTTACCAACGGAGTCGATACTCCAAGCTCTTGTGCTATACTTACCCAGATCTGATTAAGGGATCTGTAGTTGCCGAGTGCTTTTTCTTTCCTTCCGTACTCAATTAATGTCATTTTTTCATAATCTCCCAATAAATTGTGACAAATTGTATCATATTGCTCAATAAGATACAAACATTATTCTAAAATTGCTACATATCTGGTAAAATATAGCATTAGAGAGCTACAAATTTAAACGGAGATAATGCTTATGGGAAGCTGGATTTCACGGGCCAAAAGTAAAATGGCTGAAAATAAATTAACGCAAACAGATATTGCACCTTCAATGGGTAAAAATACTCGCGGAGCAATCGGACATTATTTTACTGGACGATCGAAACCAACACTGGATCAACTGGAAGGATTAGCCAAGTTCCTTGGTGTATCGCTGAGTTGGCTGGTTTCAGACACTGGAGAAAATACTGCAGTCGACGACGATACATTAGAAGATTGCTTACGCCTGGTTGAAGAAGCTGAAGCTGAAGCTGATATTATTTTATCGCCAACTCAAGCTGCAAGAATGACAACGTATTTATACAGAGCTGCAAAGGATGGTCAAGAGATTAATAATAAACGTGCAGCAGAATTGATAACATTAGTAACCTCATAAAGGATAATTATAGTATTATAATTCAAATTGCAACATAATTGCATTAAGTGAGAAAAGCCTATAAGAACCTCACTATAATCAAAGTGCCTAGGACTCGACTGATTCTGGAAGCAGTGAGTAACAAATTAAAGCAGAATGGTTTTCTCAACATACTTGCAGATGAAGGTAGTTCAGAGCAATCTGTTAAAGTAGCTTCTAAAAAACTTAAAGGAAGATGGTACTTACGAAAGTCATTTTGGCTTGTCGTAAACATCTATAAGTACACTTGGTTTCGGCTCAGATTATTCAGAGCTGATGTACTCAACATGAGTAGGTCATTCGTACAAGTATAAAAGAACAAATGGAGAGAATATGATAAATAAATATGTTATAGATTCAGATATTCTTCGGGATCTTTATAAAAGAAGAACTTTAAGAAAGAAAATTGCTCAACGGATGATTTTAGAATCAAAGTTTTCAAGGGTTACAAAATTCTGTTTTGTAATTGCTGTTGTTTCCTTATTAGTGTATCTCATACATCATGATATAAATTATGGTCATTTTATACACACATCCCCCCCCCCCTTGGATAACCTCTTTATCCATTAATTTAAAATTATTTTTACTTCTGTAGGCCTTTAGGGGCCTACATTTCTTATCTTATTTTAGATACTGTGTGTAATTAATTGTTGACAAGGATACATATCGTATTCTATAATGTAGTTGATTTAATAAGAAAGGAGGTGTCAATTGAGAACTAAACCAACAAAGCGTATCAATCACAAGGGCCATGATTATTGGTCTTGTTGTGTTTGTAATAATTTCTTTGAAGGCTGGGGTAATAACCCTTGGCCATTATCTAATCGAGAAGATGACGAATGTTGCAATGAATGTAATATGTTTGTTGTTAAGGCTCGATTCAAACTAGCGGGAGTAGGTTAATGGATATTAAGCACGTTAAAGGCCAGGATGGAAACTGGCATAAGATCGGTCCGGAAGATCGAGATTATGGTGAATGGCCAACTAAAAGATCAAGATATAAAAATCGAATCTTTAGAGTGCCAGTTGGGTTTGCTTTCACAACAACTGAGATTAAAGAAATAATTTCAGAATTTCAATCAGCAATTAAGGAGGGAGTATGAAAATAAATGCTTTAATTAAAAAGATCAACAGGGAGATCCCGGAAGCGAAAGCTACACCAGGGATTGAATGGGATGAGAGCTGTATGGATGGGATCTGGTTTCGGGGTAGTGAGGATTATGGCCCGGACGATGAGCTTATTTATGATGCCTGGGCCAGTATGTCAGATGGGGTTCATCCCAAACTGGCTGAGATCTTAGATGATGCTGGTTGGTTTGCGGAGCCATACGATAGTGGCACTTTGTTTGCTTGGAATTAAGGAGGGAGTATGAATAAACCAATTGATGGTGTTGAATACGCATTAACAGGTGGACCAGGTGATCCATGTATTTTGAATGGAAACACTTGGGCCGAGTCGCGAGTGATCGATCCTATGCTTTGGATTGTCACTCCATCACATGGATATTTAAGAGTAAAGCGAAAGGTCCTGGAGAATGAAAACTGGGAAGTTTCTGATTATTCTTATTTAGATCTCCATGGGGAAGATCCTTGGGTTTACCTTGAGGAAGATTGTGATGCCCCAGCTTGGTTAAAAAATCTTTATGGGGAGAATTGGATTGAGGAAGCTCGAAAGATTGAGGAGAAATCAATTGATTCTCATATTGCAAGTGAGTTTGTTTTTAAGGAGGTAGCGTGAGTAGGAAGGAGCTCCTGGCATTTGCCAGGGGCATTATTTTGTCAACTAGGAGAAGCAAATGGATTTAAGTTCAATTATTAGTATTAAACCAACTTATTACATAAATAGATTTGAAGTTGGTAAAGGGAGTCATAAAAAAACTTGTTACAACTTTGAGGAAATATTCAAAGCTTTTAAGATTCGCAATGAACATGATACAAGTTGTTTTGTTTTTGAAGTAGAAAAAGAAGCTGTTAAAAAGGCATTTTATTTAATAGGAGCTAAGCCTTGTATTCTTGTTGTAGGCAAGAATGGAACAGGTAATTATTACTATAACTAGGAGAAGCAATGGAAATAATCGTTAAAGTAAAAAATGTTTATGGTAAGCCTTTGGTTTACCCAGTATGCAGAGCAGCAGAAATGTTTGCAAAGATCGCGGAATCAAAAACATTAACACCGAGAGCTCTTGAATCAATTCATAGTTTAGGTTATGAAATTGTGGAAAGAGGATTTCATAAATATGGATCTTTAGAGTTTAATAGAATTTTAAATGGGGAGGTAGTATGAAACATTTGAAATGTAACAATTGTCGTTACGAGTTTCTTGAAATACCAGGGACTAATTATCCGTTAGAGCGTGGCGAAAATTATGAGGATGGAGATGTAGCATTTAGTTCACAAGATCCAGGTGAGGGTGCTTATTGTCCAAGCTGTAATAAGTCTGGCGGTGTTTTAGAATTTAAGATGGGTTCGCCCTATGGTTTGAATAAGCTGGAATATGATCCAGAAACTTATGGAACAATTTTAAGGAGAGTGGAATGATAAAAGGTTTTGAAAAATGGGTTGAGTATGGGGAGCATTCAAGTATTCCTAATTATTACTATGACAGTGTTCTTGGATCAACAGATCACAATAAGATTGTTTATAAAAAAACATTTCATAGTTGTGATGCTCTTGAAATGTTTTGGTTTAAGTGTTTATTTAATAAAAACTTCAAATCTAAAGTTATTGGCAAGAGTCTTTTATATTGGAAAAAGGAGGAGAAATGAAAAAAACAGTAACAATAGATAAGCCAGATCGATTAGATTCATTAAAGATAGTAGATCAAAGTGCAGAAAGATACAGCGTGCTGCAATTCAAAGTTTCACAGATCAATATGTTAATACACAATCTAATAGTTCATTTAAATCAGATTGCTGATCATCGTGGTATTGATCCAAAAGTTTCTAAGGATCTCAAAAAATGTATAGAAGCTCTTGATCGGACAAAGAGTGTGAACTCAGAATTTAATCATTTAATAGAAAAATTACCGGAGGTGATCGATGGATTACATTGAACAGAAAGATAATTATTGTGACTTCAGAGATGAGTGCGCTCATTTTCCAAAATCGATTTGGGATGCTGTTCGAGATTTAGTTATTGGAGGTATGTCAAGATCTGAAGCAATTGACCAGGGAGAGAAATGGCTGAAGGAAAGAGATCTTGTGGTCCAGGATGCACAATCACATGTTGCTTTTTTTAACGTCTTTAAGTGATACAAATAATAGCGCATGATACATAAAATAGCATATAATACTACTACTATGAATAAAAATACTAACACAAAAGATATGACTCATGACGAATGGCTTGCAGCTAGAAGGCATGGGATAGGCGGATCGGACGCTGGTGCGATCCTTGGATTAAGTAAATGGAGATCTCCTCTTGATGTTTACCTGGATAAGATTGGTAGCTCAGAAGATACACCAGATAGCGAACGTATGTATTGGGGCCGAACCCTGGAGGATATAGTCGCAGCTGAGTATGAAAAAAGATCTGGCAATAAAGTCCGACGTAACAACAGGATCATTGCTCACAAAGATCATGGCTTCATACTTGCTAACCTGGACAGAGAGATCGTCGGCAAGAATGGAATCCTGGAGTGTAAAACTTCTGGCTATTCTCCAGATTGGGGGGAGCTTGGATCAACTGATATTCCAGAATATTATCTTGCCCAGGTTTATCACTACATGGCTGTGACTGATGCTGAGTTTGCTGACGTTGCAGTTCTGATCAACGGAAATGATTTTAGGATCTACCACATACCCAGGGACCAGGAAATTATAGATCACCTGGTTAAAAGGGAAATTGAGTTTTGGAATGATAATGTCCTGGCTAAAGTTCAACCGGATCCGATCAACACTGCAGATATTAAAAACAAATGGCCACATGACAATGGCGAAACATTGATCTCTAAATCACTTGTAGCCAAATGCTTAAAGCTTAGTGGGATCAATATGAAAATTCGAGATCTCACAAAGATTAAAAGTGAAGTACAAGTTGAGATCCAAAAAGAGATGGCTGATCATTCATCACTCGCTGATGATAAAGGCCAACTTCTCGCGACCTGGAAGGAGAGCACCACGCGTCGCGTTGACACCAAGCGACTCAAAGACGATGGGATGTATGACAAATACGCTACTGAATCTTCGAGTCGCACCTTTCGTTTAAAAATATAGGAGATATATATGGCAGATAAAAAATTAACAGAATTAATGGCAGCTAAGTTCAATATGGCTCCAGCTCCATTTATTCAAGCGCTAAAAGAAACTGCGGTCCCAGGTAATATTACTGATGGACAATTTGCAGCCTTTCTTATAGTTGCTAAAGAACATAATTTAAACCCTCTTACCAGGGAGATCTATGCGTTTCCTTCCCAGGGTGGCATTCGTCCACTGGTATCAGTTGATGGTTGGATGAAGATCATTAACAATCATCCTCAATATGATGGGATGAAAAGCACAGACAACCTGGATAAAGATGGAAATTTAATTTCTATTACTGTACAGATCTATCGTAAAGATCGTAAGCATTCAGTTGAAGTTACTGAGTACATGAAAGAGTGTATGAGAAATACTCAACCTTGGAAACAATGGCCGGCAAGGATGCTGCGACACAAAGCAATGATTCAAGCAGCCAGGATTGCATTTTCATTTAGTGGCATTGAAGATCAAGATGAATTTGATCGTGGTGATCATGTAGAAAAGGTAGTAGTGGTTGATTCAGAAGTTAAAGGAGCTGAATCTGTTAAACAAAAATTACTTAATAAAGGAGATCAAGATGTCCCTAAAGAAAAGAATATTAAAAAAGCTAGTTGAAGCCTGGCCGAATGGCGGTATTACCGCGTTTGATTTTCCACCAGGAACTTCACTAACTCAACGAATTGCTGATCTAAAACATAAAGATGGGTTTGATATTAAAACTATTGAAGAACCCCATACAGATGTTGAGGGTAACAAAGGTTGGCATGCGCTATATAAATTAATTAATTACAACGGAGAATAAGATGGCAACACTACAAAAGTTGTTCAATACACACCAAGTAGCGGAGATGTTTGGCATTCAGTCAAAGACTTTGGCAAATTCGAGATCTAAAAGTTCAGAAGCTGGAATTGGTTCGATTCCATTCGTGAAGTTTGGAATAAACGGAGCAATCCGTTATAGAGAGTCAGATGTACTAGCGTACATTGAGGCTAATACTAAAAACCGCATAGGAGAATAAGATGGCAAAGTTATATGATTTAGCAGTATCAACAGGTAAGTACCAGGATCAAACTGGAGCAACAAAAAGCCGATGGAAAAACATTGGTGCAGTTATGCCTGGAAAGGATGGCAGTAAGTATCTTTTAATTGATCGAACATTTAATCCCGCTGGCCTTCCAGTTACATTAGATGATTCTGGGAATCCTCGTGATTCTATTTCAGTTAGTTTGTTTGAGGTTAAAGATCAAAATAACGGAACTCCAACACCGCCAAGATCTCCACAACAACAACAACGAGTCACACCAACTGGAGATCCAGAAGATGATATTGGTTTTTAAACATATCGCAGTTGGCATTTATTTTTTCATTATCCTGGGAGTTGCTGGTGCTATGGACTACCAGGATGAAATTAATGATCATAATTTTTATATCGAAGCAGTATGCTCCGGTGAAGTTTATGATCACAAACAATTAAACCCGGAGTGTTTATGAACATCTATTCACATAAGTTTATTAAGATCAAACAAGTAGCTGAAATGACATCGCTATCTGAGCCTTCAATTTATCGTTTACAAAAGGAAGGTAAGTTCCCAAAATCTGTTAAGATAGCGGGTAACACAACCAGGTGGGTTCATCGTGAAATTGAGGAGTATTTGAACGCGTGTTTAGCCAATCGAAACTAGATCAAATTGTGCCAGTAACTGTGCCAGTAAATCTTAAAAATTTTGTAAATCCTTTTGTAACAGGGCTCTAGTCAATTAGTTAGATTCCGGCCCCGGGCACCAAGCAAAAACTATCAAGCAGTCTTAATGGCTGCTTTTTTGTGTCTGAATGTCAAGTATTCTTTACATTGATAATTATTGTAGCCTATCATACACTCTCTTTCCTATTGTCTAATATTACTGTAAACTGTGCCAGTAACTGTGCCAGTGGAACAATATGTTAAATGATCGTAAAATTAAATCTATAAAGCCTACTGACAAACCGCAATGGGTTTCAGATTATGATGGCTTGTATTTAAGGGTTGGTCCAGCTGCTGAAGGTGGTGGAAAAACATGGAGATTTCGTTTTAAAAAAACTTCTAAAAGCCTGGGCAAATATCCAGAAATAGAATTAGCTGAAGCACGAGATCAAGTAAGAGAATATAGAAAACAGTTTGCTTTAGGTATAGATCCATTTAGAAAAAAACAAAAAGAGTTAGAAGCTGCTTCTGATTTTATTGAAGCTTATGCTGAACTAAAAGGATTAGATAAAACTACAAAAGCTTATGATGATGTCGTTAGGAACATAGGATATTTAACTGATAATTTAGGAGATCATCCACCACATGATTATTCTAAAGTTGAGATCAATAGTTTTATAAGAGATCGTTTAAGATCTGTCAAGACAACTTCTGTACGTCGAGAATTAAATTCGATCTGTGCTGTTTTTAATTTAGTTTATGAAGAACATGAGATTGATCACTTCCATCGTTTCCGAAAATTAAACATACCAAACCTAGGATTAGATAGTGAAGAGCGAGATGATTTTAGCTCAGATCAATTAGATTTATTAAGAGATGTTGTTGGAGGATCTGATAACAAAACTGAACAGATCATAGGATTATTAATTGACACTGGCATGAGATCTTCAGAAGCAGTAGGATTAGCTTCTCGTGACATAAGCCTGGGCCGAATACCACATGTCATCTTGCACAAGAATCCTATGCGTAGGCTAAAGAATAGAAGCTCACAAAGGATCATTCCCCTGGTCGGATCTTCCCTGGCTGCAGCAAAATCTTTAGATCTTACAGAAGAGTGGATTTTTCCAAGATGGCTAAAGAAAGATCGTGGTAAAGATACTGCTAATGCAAATGTAAATAATAGGCTACATAGAATACTTGGACCAGGATCTCCAACCTCACATTCGTTTCGCCACACACTAGCTACCAGGTTAAGATCAGTAGAATGTCCAGAGTACATGAGAAAAGAATTAGGTGGTTGGGCCAGTTCAGTATCAGAGCTTTACGGATCTCCAACAGATATAACAAACAAAGCTGCTTATATTGAGAAGTCCCTGGATTGGGTTACTGAGATCTTATAAGTTGTAAAGAAGCAGTATTCCTTCCGATCTCTCCATATTCTTTATGATGAATTATGCAGCTCATGTCGCGCGAGGATCTATATCCCATGGAAGAATGCCAAGCATCTTTAGCAGCTAAAGTTCTAAATGACTCCCAGAGTACACCAGGAAATTCCATTGCTTGTTTGTTATGGATATGGCCAGTGTACCAATATCTAAAATTTGCTTTGCCCCATCTTTCTGGCTGGTCTGCAGCCATAATTCCTGGGAGCTTTTCTGGTTTAGCAGTGTCACCATGCGTGCTGCCAATTAGTATTTTTCCAAATTCGAAATACCAAAACTTAGATGGTGAAGTGTCAATTGTTACCCTAGGTTCATTTCTAAAGTAAGCTTCCATTGCAATTCCCAAGAAATGGGCAGAATTGGAGTCATGATTTCCACAAATATTTTTAACTGTGACATGCTTGTGTTTAGCTAGTGCGGACATAACAAGCTCGATCATTAAGTTAATACCAACCTTTAAAACCTTGTGCCATCTACCATCTACGTCTAAAGCATTACCTCCTCGCTCTGTTCTATTTTGTGGGTTATCAGAATGATAGAAATCACCGAGGCCCAGCACGACTGCCTCGTCAGTATTAGGTGATCTCTCAACTAACATCTTAGTAGCTTTTTGTAAATCACGAGTAGCAATCTTTAAATCAAAGTCCTCTCCAGCTTCCTCTCTATGGGCCAGCATTCCAATATGAGGATCTCCAATTGGATAAACTGCAAGGAGATCTGCTTCAACTTCTTTAGGAGGGGACACAGGCGCAGCAGAAAAATCTGCCAACATTTCATTAAAAACATTAGCAACTTCCTCTGGATCTAATCCATCTTGCTGCGTCTTTACCCATTGGATCTTTACCTGGCCATCTTCATCATATAAAGTAGATGTTCCTTTAACATTAAATCCCTGGGGAGCAACGTGATTTAAATCAGCTTCCGGAGCAATACCCTTAACAGCTGCTCGCTTTTGTATAGTCTTAATTGTTTTAGAGATATTTTGATGAGAAACACCAAGCTCTTCACCAGCCTTTCGCATATTGCCATACTTTATATATAGCTCTATTTTTTTACGCTGAACGTCTGTATTACAAAACTCTAATAAATGTTTCATTATCTACGAGAGGAAATGCTACTCCCAAAATATAGGCCTACGACAGCCATGATTGCGTGACTTAACCACTCTGGTGTAACGATTCCTTCTAGCTCAACATACTGCGTAACTTCTTTTGTAAAGTCCAGGAAAAGAATTTTAAAACCTTCAGTTGAAATTACTGGGACTTGGCTTGTCTGCCCTAGTAACGGAGCAAGTATTAGAAACATAGCCATTGCCATAAATGAAACGACTAAGAATTTACGAGTCCAGTTAGCGTGAGGTGTACTCCACTCTCTTGCAGCTGATCTTGATAATTCATTTTCTCTACCAGCTTCCAGGGCCATCTTCCATTGTTCAGCTTTGTCAGCATTAGATTGGGACCAGATACGCATCACTGCCCCTCCTACTGTGCTACCCAGCATAGTAACTACTTCAAGGGGAATTCCAAACACTAGCCGAGAAGATTTACCAACATGCCAACAACTACGATCGCGACAAATATTGATAGTGATCTATTTTTCTTTATTAAGTCCATTATTTTTTCATTCATATCAAGCTCCTTCCGTTAATAAAATTACTACTATTTGTGCAACAATTATTAAGATGGCTGTATTCATTTTTTATTTATATCCAAAACCAAATCAATAATCTTTTCTAACTTAAGTTCGATGGTATCAAAGTTTTTTTCAGTAGCCAGTTGTTGTGATTGTAGAACAGCGACATCTCGCTCAATATCAGTTACATACAACACCATTAAAATAATCATTGTTGCTGTTGTAGCGATATGCGACAGTGATATTGTTTTGCTTAAATGCCATCTTTCAGTAGTCATACTTATCCCATTTTTAGATTGTCTTGTTTAACCCTTTCTTGCTTTTTAACTTTGTCTTTTTCTACTTCATTAGTCAGATATTGAACTTGGATTATCAAACCTTTAATTACTTTAATAATGTGATGAATATCTGTATTGAGTAATGCTTGGTTTTTGACTATAGAATCAAGTTCTGGACTGCTTTGCATATCTTGTGTTTCTAATATTGCCAGACGATTATTCATATTTAAGGCGTAACCAAAAGCAGACGCTTGAGCAACTGCTAATACAAAGATAATTGTAAAAAATGTTTTAGACATTAGGCTTCTACATTGTTACGCAGTCTGTCAGACATTATGGTTTAGGATATTTATCTTTAACTGCTTTAATTGCTGCTTGAAATGTAGCACCACCATCTCCGTTATGGTAAATCATATCTAACTGGTCGCCTATTGATGGGTATTCTGCTGCTCTATTTCTTTGATAAGCTGCGTTGTCGTATGCTGCTTGGAGTCTAGCTAACTCTGTTTCTAATTCTGCTTCAGTAGGTTGTGTAACATTAGATTTTATTTCTGAAAAATCCCAATTAGTAATTTTACCATTAGCAGTAGAAAAAGCTGTATTTCTACCTACTAATGATTTGATTGCATCAGTTAATGTTGGTTTCATATTACGCTCCTATTTCCATTGCTATTACTACAAAACTGTCTGTTTGAGGGTCACTATTAATTCTCCAATCGTTATTAGTTGTACTCAGAGCTTGTAATTTGTATGTCGTTGCTGATGTAGTTGAAGGCTCATCTAAATATTGAACAGCTAAAGGACAAGGTTTCCATGCTGTACCTGATTCATACCCATACCTGTTCATTAGTCTTATAGTTGTTGTACCTCGTCTACATCTAATTCCCATACTATCGTTACCACCTTGAGCCATACCACCACAATTCCACATAAGTAAAATCTTACTTGTTGTTGCAGACGGAGTTATTGTAATAGATGAACCAGCTACATCACCCCAGCTGTTAGTTGGAGCAGTTTCTGATGAAGTGGCTTGTGCTTCTACAATTTGCAACACTTTACCTGTAGTAATACCAGTTAAACTAGCTCCACTAATTGCTGGAAGATTACCTGTCAGCTTGGTCGCATCAATCGTAGTAGAAGTAAACGCACCGCTAGAACTGATACTCGCTTTCTCTACTCCGTTGGCTTGGAACTTTATGTCGCGTCCAGAACCCGAAGCGTTAATCGTTATGTCTGAATTGTCACTCTTTACTGTACTCATTTATAACTCCTATGGTTTCGGATGGGCTGCTTTGATTGCATCAATAGCATCTACCCAAGTTGTTGTTGAATTCTTTACATCGTCATACCGCATTTCGTCTTGATTGAGTAGGTCGTATTTAGCTTTGCGAGTTCTAGCGTATAGCTGAGAGTCATAGACTGCTTGGAGTCTAGTTACTTCATTAGATAGTTCTAGTGCTGTAGGTTCAGTTTGTTCTGAGTCTAGCCAGTTAATATTTGAACCCACCATAGACCATTCAGAGTTTGGCTTTAAACTTAATAATGCGTCTACTGTTGTTATCATCCCGCTATCTCCATAAGTGTTATATTACTTTTCATATCACCGTCACCACCAATATAGAAAGTGCCTGACTCTGCCCTTGCATATAATGTATATGTAACAGCTGAAGTTGTGCTTGGAGAATCTAAATGTGTAAGTCCTATAGGCATCCAATAGGCTTGTGCTCCTGACAGTCTAAGCATTCCGTAAGTAGAACCTCCAAGATTAGTTGAACCTCTGTATATAGTGAATGAGGTAGTGTCACCCCTATGATGGGTAGTACTGATAAAAACCATTATCTTGGAGCTTGATGAAGATGGTGTTATGGCAGCTGCTAAAGCTGCGGCACTATAAGAAGTTGAGTTAGTTGCTAAAAGAAAACCACTATTAGCTGTATTTGTGTTAGTAGCAGTAACAACCTGTAACACACTACCCGCTGGCATCTGTGCATCAGTAAATCCTGTAAGACTAGCACCACTAATTGCTGGTAAAGCACCAGTTAGTTTACTGGCTGCTAAGTCAGCTATATCTGCATTGGCTATCGTGCCATCTGCTATCTTGCCAGTTACTACTGAATCTGTGGCTAGTGTTCCAGCATCGACTGTTCCATCAGGAAGTCCACCGACTGATATGCCAGAAATTGTGCCATCGTTTGCGTTAATTACTATTGCCATCTACGTTACTCCTATTTAATTAGCCATTCTTCAACAGCATCTGACACATCACGCATTTTTATCCAATTTGAACCTGTCGGTTGTCCTTTGCGTATTCTTAACTTACCCATTAAACCAACTGTATCCCACTCCTTTCTATCTTCACGAGATACATAGGTAGTATCTGGATTCCAATCTGGGTTAAGTGTTCTACGCATAAAAGTTTTACCATTATCATCTACCGAAATAACAGTAGCGTCTGCTGGTGCAGTTTCACTTGCTGGAATCCTGTCGGTTTCAAATGACTTTTTAACAGTAATTGTGTCACCATCATTATTAACTTCTTGTGCTTCCCATTCGGTTAGGGTGTATTCTTCAAAGATATAAGTGCCAAAATCATCACGAGTATATTTACCAGCCCACTTGTTGGAAGCAGAATCACCGACAGCCGAAGGATTACCAGAGATAACACCAATAGGTGTTTCACCTTCTACTGCTGGTCTAATCTTATCACCATCTAATACAACTGATATACCTCGTCTATCTTCATCTGAAGCATTACCATCTTTCCATTCAAAGTATTCTGCATAATCAGCACCACCACCATTCCAAGAACCTTCGCAATACGCTTGACCATCACCGCGGAATTCAAACTCTTTATCGGCAAATGCAGTTGTTCCATTACCTGAATAAAATCCAGCAAAAGCATAAGCGGAACTGTTACTTCTTAGACATCCAATAGGAAGTGCTCCTCCTCCTGCTTCGCTATAAGAGTTATTATTAACAGTTAATGCGACCGCGTGTCCGTTGCTATCTGTGTTAATAGAGTTTGATGCACCGTGACCTAAAAGATTATTAACTGTTGTTCCTATAAGAACATAACCACTATTATCAATAGTCATAGCAGTAGTCCAAGTAACTGCTGCGTCTGCTGTGCCTGATGGTGCTACTTTAAAATCAATCGCACCGTTTGAACCCAGCTCAATTTGTGAGGCTTCTTCGGAAGAGTTGATATACTCCCAACGAGTATCACCACCATCATAAAAAGCATTATTACTTAAATCAACAATATTCGTAGAAAGATGTCCTGATAGAGAACCTGAGTGAGCAACTTGTAATGCTGTTCGATAAGTTTCATTCCAATACGAAGGAACAACAGCAATACCAACAGCACCGCCCCTACCATCAACAAATAATGCATTAGCATTAGTATTAGATTCAACTCTAAAGTCTACATCAGCACTTGATTCGTTAAATACTTGTGCAGCATCAGGGTTAAAAGTAGCAGCAGTTACATCAGCAGTTGTTGCTATCGTAGCTGTAGCATCAGGTAGTGTTATCGTTCTATCCGTACTCGTATTTGGAGCAGTAACTGTCAGAATACCTGTTCCTGAAGCGTGTCCTTGAATTTTAACTTTTGCCATGTATATCTCCTATGCTATAACCCAAGTTGAACCAGTAGGTACTGTGACTGATACCCCTGAATTGATTGTAATAGGCCCAGCAGTCATAGCGTTGTTGCCACTCGTTATGCTATAGTTAGCTGCTATGGTGTTAGCCATTTCGTATAGACCTTTGTCTGTAGTGTTACCACCGCCTACTGGACTCCAAGCTGAACCATCGTAAATCTCAGCACTCGTATCTGTAGTATTGAATCTCATGTAACCAGCTGCTGGGGATCCATCCCTTTGTGCTGTGGTTCCAGCTGGTAAAACTCCGGATCCTGTGGCTGAAGTTTTAGAAACTATTGTTGCAGCATCTAAAGCTACATCTGACCAGGAAGATCCAGAATAAACTCTCATTCTGTTTGTGCTGGTGTTGTAATACATATCGCCAGCTGTTAAAGCATCGCCATCGTTATCTACTGTAGGATCAGAACTTTTTGCTCCCAGGTAGCTATCATCGAATGCGTCTGCTGAAGCTGCTGCTGCTGCTGCCGAAGCTGCTGCTGCTGTAGCACTGGTCCCAGCATTAGTTGCCTGGGTAGTCGCTGTGCCAGCTTGAGTCGTTGCTGTTGAAGCAGAAGATGTAGCTGAAGTTGCGGATCCCGCTGCAGCTGTAGCCGATGTTGCTGATGCTGTAGCTGATGTTGCTGCTGCTGTTGCAGAAGTTGAAGCCTCAGAAGCTTTAGTTGTTGCTGTTGATGCCTGGGACGTTGCTGTTGTAGCTGATCCAGCTGCTGAAGTTGCGCTTGATGCTGCTGCTGTTTGACTTGCTGCTGCTGCAGTTTCCGCTGTTTCAGCATTAGTTTCTGCAGTTTCTGCATTTGTTTCCGCTGTTTCCGCTGCAGTCTTGGCTGTTTCCGCTGCTGTCTTAGCAGTATCTGCTCCAGTTTTAGATGTGGCTGCTGCGGTTGCTGAACTGGCTGCTGCTGTAGCAGAACTTGCAGCTGCTGTGGCACTTGTTGCTGCTGCCGAAGCTGAAGTCGCTGCTGCTGCCGAATCTATTAATAAGGCCCAATTACCATACCCAGCATTTGATGTTAATGGTTGAGCTCCAGCTGCTGTATGAGCAGTTAAGCAAATATATACATTTGAGTTTGATGTGTCTTTAACTAGATCACGAACAACGTATGATGTTGCAGCTGCCCAGTTTCCTCTCCAAACTCCAAGCTCCTGGGTAATTGTAGGATCACCTGTAGAAGAAAATGATAAAACTTTGTTAGCACGATCAGTATCACTCTCTGTAAATTCAGATAATGGAATACCAGTAGTAAATTGACCAAACCTTAATACTCTATTATTAAGATCATATTCAACTTGCTGGATCATCATTGCTAATGAATCCAGATCGTCGTTTAATGTTTCAGCTCTAAAGGTTCCGCCAGTTTGATAATCTGAGCTTCTAGCTACTGGAAGATCTCTATAGATCGTTATAATTTCTCCAGCTGAAGCTCCGGTCCCTAATACAACATTTCCACCAGAACTACCACCGGCCCCAGTAACTGTGTAATGAGTTGTTAATGTTTTAAGGGTTGATCCTATATAAACTTTAAGATCTGTATTTACAAATATTGGAAACGCGTAAGCGAATGTTGTTTGGCCCGCACTTGCGGTGTATTGGACGCGTGGTGTAATATCACCAACTGTTAATGTTGCCATTTATAAGACTCCTGTTTTTGACATATCCGGGGCAGATTCTGGTGTCATACTTCCTGGCTTCCACCAATATCCTTGTCCATATTCTTTTTCTCTTTTCTTCATTTGATCTCTAAATTTTTTGTAAGATTTTGGATCTGTCATATTCATTAATTGATCTAATATCGCACGTTCATAAACTCCTCTTATAAACCACACCGAACTTCCAGGTGTATAACGTCGTAGGAATTGTATCATATCTGCGCTAATATTTGTATCTTCTCCAGCAATAAATTGTTGCAGATTTCCTATTGTTAATTTTGCTATATCATCTGCAAGTCCAAACCCTGGTCCCATTATTGTTTTTGTAAGTGTATTTCCATATCTATTTTGATCAGAATGTAAGAAATCGCCAAAGATACCTAGGCCACCGCCTTGTAGATGAGCAGCTGCCCAAAACTTTGGCTCTGTCATATCTCTTGGGTTCCTACCTTTCGCTATTTCCTTCGCTTGGAGCGCAATGGCACCAAACACTAGCAAACCAATAGAAAGCTCTGCTAAGTATTGTATCTTTGATCCTAGGGCCCTTTGTGATGCTCCTCTATATAATTGTTTAGTAATCATCAAGACAGGGAAAGATTTATACATTGCAACAGTCCTGGTAACTTCTCCTAAACCACCTCGTCTAGCTCCTAGGGTAGCAATAGCTTGAGATCTAAAATCTGGCATAAGAACAGCTTGATCCACTTCACTTAATACCATCTCATGTACTTTAGTTGTAAGTCTATCTTTAACTTTTTGATCAAGATCTGTTCTCTTCATCATATTTTCTATGGACCAATACTTGGCTCCTTTATGATTAATAGGATTCGTAGATCTAATTAGATCCCAATCTTCTGGAGTAATCTTGTACCTGGTTAAAGCTTCTTGACGTTTTTTAGGTAGATTTTTAAATGATTTTGCAGAGTCTATAGCCATTTGAGAGAAAGTAGCCATACCATAGCCTTTTCTTAATGCGTCAGTCCAAGGAGATAGCAATGAAGCTCTCATTGTAAAGTCAGCTGCTTTAGCTGCAAAGTCAGCTCCAGTAAGTTCTGTAAATCTGTTAGCTGCTAACGCTCTAGTTGTCCAGGCTTCTGCAACTAATCCCATTTCTACAGCTGCTATACGATCTGCTTTGTTGGCCGGGTTAAATTGTTTTAGTGCTTCTGAAAAAACTTTCATTGTTGGAATGCCATTCATCTTAGCTGTCATTCTTGCAATCCAGGGATCGTTCAATGAAGATAGGAAGGCACCGCCTAATTGAGCAGCAACTAATAAACTCCTGGTTGTTTTCATGAAATCAGCACCAGCAACCCATACAGTGTTATTAACCTTGCCAGACGCAACATTCCATAAAGCATCTAAAGACGCTAGTCCTGGTTCTGAAGCGCCTTGTTTTTGTGCCATTTGTCTAAGGTAGTTAAAAGTGGCTTGTGGGTTTGGACCAAGGATCTCCATCATAGAAATCTCATGACTCATATTAGACACATGATCCATCATTGTTGTATATAAATCTGGACGACCATATTGATCATTTAGATCTAACCAATCATCTACATTCTTAAATACCAAGACTCTGTGTTCCTGGTGTCTATTAGCCATTTTCTTACCACCACCTGTCATAGTCGGTTTTAAACTGTGTAGGCCATTTGTTTTTATATCGTTGTAAGCATTACCTAGCAAAATCTTTATTTCAGCATCATCCATTGCTATACCTAGATCATTGATCATTCTTTCACGATCTAGCTTAGATCCAAATTGAGTAATAAAATCTTCTTCGCTAATCTTTGCTATTAATTTTGGATCCCACCAATGGGGCCACCAGTTTTCTAGTTTTCTAATATTTCCACCAGCACGATTAAAACGCAGCCTAGCATCTTCAAATACACCAGCGACCTCCTGGGCAAACTCTTTTGCTATTTTGTTGCCAGTATTTACACCTTCTATTTCTCGAACAACATCTCGCATTCCAGCAATATCCTGGCGCAATCCTAGCGTCTTGGTTCTAAAAGCTTCCATACCTTTAGCGATCTTCATGTGAAATTGGCCTAATACTGTTTTTGCTCTAAAATCAATATTAGTTTCACTTAATATATCTTGAATATCTTTAGTAATAATTGACACAACACCACGTCTAAAGCTTACTGAATGACTGCCCGCTTCTTTTATAGCTTCATTAACTTTAATAATCTGTAATGCTTTTTGTCTTTTTTGCATCGCAAGCTCTGCCATTTTTGATTCAATAACATCTGCTTGTGCCATTCTTTTAGCTGCACTAGGATCTAAACCTTCTTTAATGTATTTAGCAATAAACTTATCTAAAGCTGCTTCTAATTCTGCTGCTAGTTGTTCTGGAATTTCTCTAGCTTGTGTCGCTTCACCAATACATTGAATTAATGTAGCCATTACGCTGCCCTCCCCATACATTTATTTAGAGAAGCTAAAGAATTTTCATCGTTCTCTATATCGTTAAAAACTTTTTTAATTGATTGAATAACAGTCGTTTCATTGCCAAGATCATCAATTACAGTGAATGGGATCTCAAATTCATCACCGGCTTCATCAATAATGCGCTGCACTTCAATAAAATCTTCCTCTATAATCCGAGCCATCTCTGGATCATTTAATAAGATACGCTCAGTAGCACCTGTTATAATGGGTTTAGAGGTGGAATTTATGTTTAATGAGTCAGATGTACTAGATTGGGTATCTTGGGAAGGGCGACCAGCAGTAGTCGTATCACCTCCAGATGGACGCTTACTAGGATTTGTAATACGTCGTGCAGCTGAGAGAGGAGATTGGGAGCCAGCTTCTCCTTTAGAGATCTTAGAGTCTGGAAGAATACTCTCTAAAGCTGATTTCCAGGAAGGGTTTGCAGATAGACTTGCTGCTGAATAAACTTTATCTTGCTTTTTATTAAGCTCATCATATTTCTTTTGGTTTTTAATGTTTCCATCTTCATCAAATAATTTCTTTTGTTTGTCATAAATATTATGACCACTATCTTTTCTTAAAGGTACATCATATCCAGATATGTAATCTTTCATATCTTTAGTAAAGTGTTTTCTTACATATCCACGACCTTCTTTTGCTGCTAATAAATGTGGCTCCCAAAGCTGAATTTCTCCGATCTGGCCATTTTTAAATCTTATTAATATTTTATGATCATAATAGCCAGCTCCATTCATTATGAAGCCTTCATCTAATACTTCATATTTATTTGAGATCCTGGTAATTAACTCAAGTACATCCTCATAATTTTTTACTGCAAAACCAGATCTAATAACATCTGTTAATTCACCAGTAGTATCGTACTTTTTTCTTAATATTTTGTCCTTTACTTTTTCTAAATCTTTTAGTCCTGGTGAAAGAAACAAAACTTTATCGCCAAAATCATCACCTAACTCTTTACCTAAAGTATCTAACTCTTTTTGATTTGGCCCAGCTTTTTTATGGTATTGATTTGCAGTTAAATTTTGATCGATTCCTGGCTGTCTAAATTTATCTTCAGCTTTTCCTATTCCAGCTTGATCAAGATCTTGCAGTCTTACTGGTTTGCCAATTTCTGGTTCAATGCCAAAATCATCGTTAGTTGAACGCTTTACAAAAAGTGGACTTGTTCCATATTCTTCTGCTACAGCTTTTGCATAACCATCATAACTATCATATTCTTTTCCTTTAAATGTATATGCCTGTTCGCCATCAAGAATTTGCTCATCTATTTTTTTTCCAGCTGCTGTTGTAGTTACAACTAATCCACCATCATATCGATCTCCAACTACATTCACTAATATTTCTGGAGCTGGCTCTCCTTCGTCTGTAGTTCTTTTTACAAATAATGGACTTTCTCCATACTCATCAGCAACTGCTTTACTAAACGAGTTATAATCTTCATACTCTTTACCTTTCCATAAATAGTTTTGCTCACCATCTAATATTTGTTCATCTACTTGTTTGCCTCCCACTTTTGTAGAAACAACTACTCCACCATCATATCTATCTCCTACAACATTTATAGATATTTCTGGAGCCACTTCTCCTTCATCTGTTGTTCTCTTTATTAGTGAAGCATCGATATTGTTATCTTTTGCTATTGCTGCTGCAAAATTATCATAGTCATCGTATTCTTTTCCTTTGTACAAATAAGCTTGCTCACCACCAAGAATTTGTTCATCAATAACTTTTCCGCCAGATTTAGTTGTAACTACTAACCCGCCATCGTATCGATCGCCTACAACATTAATTTCAACTTTTGGCTGATCTATTGAAAGATCTAAATCTTTTGTATTTAACTTTGCTGCATCTATACCAGTTTCTTTTGCTATTCTTTCTATTTCAAGTTGTAGTTCTGGACCAGACTTGCCATCATCAATTGCTTTTTGAATATCATTAATAGCTTTAAGTTGTGCATCTTGCTCTAATACACTTCTAGCTGGCGGAGCTCCGTTGTATAGATCAATGTAATTCTCCAGAGTTTGTGCTTTTACATTTTCTCCCTGGGCCCTTAATTTTTTTGCTGCTTTTGCTGCATCAATTAAATCAACAACATAACTACCACCGGCTCTAGTAACACCAGCAAATCCACCGACTGTTAATATTGTGACTGCTGCATCTTTTAGATCCCAAGGTGTTTCTAATTTAGCTGACCAATCCATTACAAAAGGTTGTATTACTGTTTCAGATCCAGCGCCAATTAAAAATTCTGTATAAAATGCTTTCATAGCATTCATTGATTTTGTACCGCCAGCAATTTTAGAAGTTCCAAACATCATTGATGCTAAAACAATTGGATCAGTTAAAGCTTCTTTCATAACACCAGTAAGCATTCCAGCAACACCACCCCATGTTCTGTTATTTGATACCTGGGACATTACTTCTTTTAATCTTGTCGATTCTTTTTGGGCATCTTGCATAATCTGATCCCAAGTTTTAAGTCCCATATCTGGAAACTGTTCTTGCAACTTTAAAATATCGAAAGTTAGATCTTTAAATCTTTGTTTTTTACCTTCATAACCAAAATCATTTAATGACTTACCATCAACCATGTTTGCCATTACCGCTGTTCTTGTAAGAGGTGATGTTAATAACAAAGTTTTTTCTATAGTTGTCAGATCTCTTTTTGGCGACTTTAAACCTTCTGACGAAACTTGAGGATTAAAGCGCATATCTGGGTTATGAGCTTGATACACAAGATCTAATTGACTATTAATTAAATCAGTCATTACTTCTTCTTCAGAAGTTGATTTAAAGTGATATGCAAAGTTTTCTGCGGACGCAGTAAAGTTATCTTTAAAAGTCGTTTCCAGACCAGCGACATCGGGAGCTGGCCCAGAATGAAAGCTCAATCTATTGAGATAATCGCTGGATCCGGAATCTAGTACACCCATTTAATCCTCATCATCCGGGACTGTAAATATCCCTATTTTTTGTTCTGGATCAATAAGCTTTTTCTGCTCTTCAATTGTCGGTATTTTTTCATCTTCAAGTTTTTTGGCTTCTTTTTCAGCTTCTTTTTTAGCTTTTGCTTCTGCTTCTATTTTTTTATAATCTTCAGCAAAACCATCTTCAGTCCAGGATTTTTTATCACCCCAATTAGTATCATAATTAAAGATAAATGTTTCACCATATTGGTTTCTTAATTCTTCTGCTGGTGGACCTTCATTAATAATGACAACATACTCACCTTGGCCCACACTTACAAACCTACCATCTTTAACCATTTCTAATGCTTCCGTAGCTGTGTATCGGTTAAGATCAACACCACCCATAGCATTAAGATCATTACGCTCTAATTCCTTTAACTTATCTTCAAACATTTCTGTCTTAATGTTTCTATTTGGTGCAATAAGTTTTGATCCATTTATTTCTAATACACCGCCAGTTATTTGAGTGATAAATTTCTCTACTTCTTTTTGCATATCTGGCACGTTATCTGAGTTACCTCTGTGTTTATTAACGTACAGTGCTGTTGCTGACCGAATTACCATTTGCGTGTAATCTGGGTTTTGACCAGCAGCATTTCCCATTGAAGTTAAGATTATATTTTTGAGATCTGGATCTACTTCAACTAATCCTTTGTCTATCGCTTCTAAACCTAATAAAATATTTTCACCGACTTTGACTAAGCCAAAATTTCCAGTTGATCTTGATTCACTTATCAATTCGCCAACCATTATGTATTCTGGAGAAGCATCTTCAAACATGCTTTCAAATAGATCTACAGACGCTTTACCAAAGCCATCAACAAGACTTGATAAAATGACCAACTTCTCTCTTGATCCTGTTTCTGTATCTTCTAACCTAGTTATTAAATTATCTCTTTCTAATTGCGTTAATGGGGATCCTCCAGATACTCCATAATGATCTTGAAGTTGTCGATACTGCAATACTCTTTTTTTAATTTGTTCGCCATTTGAAAAATCTAAAACATCAACACCTTCAATAATTCCATGATCTATTCCAAGATTTAATATATCTGTATTCATCCTGGCCTTTGTATCGGCATGGATCTTTTTATAGCGCTCTAATAATTGTGCTTTAGCGGGTGATAGATCTTTCTTGCTACTTAAATCCTGAATCACAAATTCCATTGTCGATGGAGCAAGCTTCATATAAACAGCTGCTGCTGCAGCTTCTGATTCTGCTTTTGCTAAGTCAGACTGCAAATCTGGAAATCCAGCAAGTTTTAGTTTTAGATCTTCAAGTGTTTCTGGAAATTGATTAAGATCTAAAGCTTTTATATGATCTTGTACTGAATCTTTTAATATAGCTTTTTCTGCATTTTTTAAAGCTTTTGCTGCAGCTGCGTCAGCATTTTCATCAGCTTTAACTCTATTGATCATTGTATTCATCTTAGTGATGATGGTTCTTTTAGTCTTTGGCTCAATGCTTCTTTCATTGCCTTCATCATCAATTAACTCATCTTCATATGATTCAAAAGCATCTATAGCAGCTTCTGCAGCTTCAACACCATTTTCTTCGAGTTCTCTTTTAAATGTGCCCAGGATTAATTCATAGTCAGCCAATTCTGATAAATTATTTAAAGTTGTATTAACTTCAGCTTGATCTAAAAGGTTTAAAGTGACACCCTCTTCTAATGCAGCTTTTATTTGCATCATCTGATCTTCACCACCTTCAATATCGCCTTTAGCAAATAATTGCAGCGTCAACTCTTTTGCTAACTCAACACCTTGAGTAATCGTAGCAACTTGAGCTTTTTTCTCTTTCTTCATGAAATCTTCACCAATTCTTATCGTTCCATTAGAAATGGCGGTATTAAGATCAGCTTCTGCTAAAGCTCTCATGCTTGGATCTACTTCAGCTAATAAGCCTTTTTTATAGCCAGCTGATAATTCTTGAAAGGCTGCAACATCGTAAGGGTTCTCCATTTTTAGCCTGGAGATATTTTCATTGATGTCGATTTTGATCTGAGCTGCGTGAGCGAGTTGAGCACCAGAGTTAAATGCCCTGGATCTAATTGTTGAGTTATCACTGAGATCTAAACCACCAATCTTTCCACTGGCAGCTAATTGACCAGCTTGCTTTCCTTCGATACCAGCTTGTTGAGCTTCTCTTTCAAACTGTCTATTGGAAAATTGACGCAGCCGATCCGCTAAAGAGTTTAAATTATTAGCTTCCGCTTTTGATGTTGGAACTGCCTGGGCAGCTTCAGATCTTTGGTATCTTGTTATTTCAGCCATATTATCCTATGTTGCTTGAAGTCTGAGCAGCATTTAATATAGTATTAGCAGCACTTGCATAACCATAGCGTTTGGCAGCTTTTCCTTCTTCTAATAATGATTGTCGTTTCATAGCCAGGTTAGCTGCTCCCATATCTTGATCGTATTCAAATGTTTCTACATCTTGATTCATTAAGTTAAGTGATGATCCTTCAAATGCTCGAATACCTTGAGCACCTCTTACAGCGTTTTGAGTTGCTAGTGCAGCCACTAATCGTTTCTTTCTTTGGATCTCTTTATCCTTTGCTGCAAAAGTTTCTCTGTCAGCATCTCGTTTGTAAGCTTCTTCTTTAGCTTTACCAGCTTGAATACTCGCACTGGCACTAGCTATTGCCATTAACAATCCCATTACGCTTCTACCTCTATTGCTAATCCAAGCACAGTCATTGGTGTTGGATCTGTTTGAGTGATCGTGACCTGGGCCAGCTCAGTCCACCCTAATAAATACATTTCTTTCAGCCCTGTGTAAGCAGTTGGTGCGCTATCTAAAGACATACCAAAGTTACGATCAATAAACCGATCTCCATTAATACTCATACCTAGAGATTGATAAACATTAGGTACAACTTTAACAATTCTTTTTTTCCTGGTGAGTGTTGGTCCATCCTGGAAATCCATGTTGATCGGCATAGTTGTTACTGTTGTTGTGTAGTCCAGGCCAACTTCTATAACTGTTGCTGTTTCTGACAGGGTAATTGCTCCGGACGCTGGTGTAGCACTTGATCTGACTTCGCCATCTGCTCTAACGCGAGATAGCTGCCCATTTAAGTGTGCTAATCCAGTAACCGCAGTTCCTGGTGATCCTAATGTCACTGTTTTGTTTGCGTCGGTATAAGTTGAGGAGTCGAGTTGCTCCAGGTGTCGAACAACAGCTCCATTAATTGTGCGTTTAACAACAAAGTAAACTTCATCTACTACAACTGCTACTGACTCGATTTCGCCAGAAGTAGTCCATTTAGTCCAGCCACTAACTTCTTGAGATCTTAATGTGTTATAAACTGCTAATGAGCCATCACCATTGACGAAATAAACGTAGTTTGCATCATCGGTGGCTGTACCCTTTAACACGTCCATATCGACCGGAGCATTGAGCAAATGCGAAGCCAACAATGAAACTGTACCAGCTGTATAAGAATCCTCATTGTAAGAAAATAAAAACTCTCTAACTGATTTACCAGTACGATCTACAAAGATTACAGCGCCATCAATATTTTTAGGTGGAACTGCGCCAGATCCAAATAATGTTTCACGTCTGACTGCACTTTTTGCTGGTGTAATAGGAGAGTCTTGCATTGAAAACTCACCACCAGTTGTAAATATTTGTAAATGCCTTCCAGAATAAACAGCTGTAATAGCATTAACTTGATCTGTATCTAATGTGACATCGATTCCTTCATCATCTAAAGATGTCCCAACATCAAAATTATAGAAATCATTTGTTTTAGATCCCCATAAAGTTTGTGGTCTTGATAAGGATCCACCAAACCATAAACGTGCCTGGAAGAATGTAGCGCTTTTTGGCCATCCTCTTGATCCAGACCAGACGTTTTCATTGCCAGATCCATAATTAAATTGAGGAATATTGCTTAAACTGATCGTTGAAAGTGTCCAGGAAGTATGTGAAGCACCTCTGACTAATTTTCTTGGCGCATGATCTTTGTGGACCAGGATCATAGTGTCAGCTGATTGTGTCCAGGATAATTCAAATAATTGAGCAGTCGTGTAAGGTGTTGTAACATTTGCCTGGTGAACACCATCTTTATAAACTGCAACACTTGTATTAGTAAAGACTAATAAGTAAGTTTGCTCTACGTTAAATGCAAAAGAAGCTAATCTAGCTTCATTATTTGATGCGGTATTAGCAAGGTATTTAAAGCCTGGACGACGTTTGATTCCGCCTTGTGGCATTGTTACTACGTTCTCAGCAACTTCAGCGCCCTGGTAGAAATGTTTTAGATCTGTCCTGGAAGCAAGACGTGGATCCAACACACCAGATACAAAAGAAGTCTGCAGCGTAATAACTTTTGGCATTACTGTCGGGCCTCAATAAATGGAGAATCGACAATTGCTTTGGTTGGTCTTGACTGTGCGTCAGTAAACCTGGCTCTTCTCAAATTGTAATCAAACATCCGACGATACTCTTCTGCTTTGTTAGAGTTGTCAGTGATCGCAATAGCAAAAACCGAAGCTAAAAGATACTCTAATATTCTTTGAAAGTAAGCGGGCATTTCTGCTTCTGGTGCTTGATAAACATAATCCAGATCAACAGTTTGTGAATTTGTATAAAGCTTATCCTCATAGATCTCATAGTTCATATTTGGGTAGACTGAGGTAGCAATAATATAATCAGCCGGAAGCTGATAAGCATAATCCCAGGTATTAACTGGAGTAGCTACTAATTGCGATAAATTGACTTTAGCTGAAGCAAATCTCCAGCGATGTTGTGATAACAGATCCTTGTACGTTGTTTCGTATAAAGCATCTGCAATGTTGGCTCCGGCTCCACCATCTGTGAAACTAGCGATTGAGCCATGGCCTATCAAATTTAATGCGTTAGAACATATCTCAATTGATGTTGCCATAATAATTCCTTAAAAAAAATGGCAGTACCCCTATATGAGATACCACCATTCGGTTACAACTTAATTACTCTTGCCAGCTGATAGAAACAAGTCCATCTGCATCACGAACAACAGCACCAGCTTTCATCATGCCATTACATAGCCATGAAGTTTTCTGTGGAACCCAATCAACTTTCGCTGTGATTTCAATTCCAGTTGCTAGTCCAACTGCTGAAGAATGCCAAGCAAAACCTTCACGAACACTTGAAGCAATATCAAGTCCGCCTTCCGCGCGTGATTCAATAACGTGGAATTTGAAACCCATGAAAGTGTCTAGCTCGCCAGATACCAAAGAACGTACTGAGTTGTAGTCAGCGCTTTGTACTTGAGTTACACTTAATAGATCCTCAAGACCAGCTGCTGATACTGCGATGTGACGATCGCTCGATGGTACTCCTTTATCAGTCAATGATTTTGAAGCTGTAATAAGCTTGGCTAGAGTAAGACCTGTAGAACCATGGGCAATTGTAGTACCCGCAGTTGCTGCGTCCATAGCATCTAAAACAAGTTGATCACGACGACGACCAAGAGCACCAGCAATTGTTGTCTGTAGCTCAGTCTTTTCATCGAAGTTTACTTCTTTAGCGTCAAAGATGTCTGTGTACTCTGGCGCGTTCCAGTTGCCAAGTGTACAGTTGATCAATGAATGAGAAATGCCCATAGCAACAACATCAGCTGAAGTAGCTTTCTGATTTGCTAGGCCTTTACCCATTGCTCTGAATTTATAAATATCACCGATAACGTCATTACGATTCGTTACAGTGTCCTTTAAACCGCCAGCTGTTTGAAACACATGTTTCACTTCACTGTCGAATAGCTGCTGGGCAGCTGAAGATAGATTTGCGGACATAAGTCCTCCTTTATAGTTAAATTAATATTACCTTTTGCCGGGTGTCCACTAATGTGGGCCGAGTCCTTCCTGGCTGGGTTCTATAAAGAAGTGTCCAATGGTTGGATTTTCTCTGATTGTACGCTACATTTGTTATCTTATGCAACAAATTGTATCTTTTTTTAGTAGTTACTTAGGGCAACTAATCCCACTTGTATCTAATTAGGCCGGAGATATATGAGGAGAGCTATCAACCTTCTTAGATTGGCAGTGAACCTGGGAGAAATTTTCGTAAGCTTCATATCCCGCATTGTATTCTTTTAATATTTCTTCTGATCCATACACAAGATCGTGTGGCTTTCCATCTTTAGCACAAAGCCAACCCGATTGCCAGGCCAATGGTTTTCCTTTCCGCCAGCTGTTATTCTCCATGGTAATCAACAAACTTCTGTGCGACTTCTGATCTATATGCTGCTGACGTTTGATACTTCGGATCCGCAATCATATCGTCTAACATCTCCTTAGTTAATCCTGGAGATCTGACTGTGTTTGATGTTGGCATTTTGCCCTCACCTGTTTTAGCAATTAAAGCTTCTAATACTTGAACACCAGCAGCTGTCGTTGCTAAACCTTTGAAACCTTCGTATTGATCTGTATCTAAATTTGCTTTACCCCAATCACCAAGATCTCTTAACCTGGCATTTGCATTCTTACCTAATGCCTGGATCTCAATGTTCTTTGCTGCTTCTGGATCATTCGCTTCTTGTTCCATTTTTACAAAGCCACTTAACATCTGATCAAATGTAGCCTGGCTCATATTGTTTTCTTTTGCTACATCTTGGAACCATTCAATACGCGGATCATCCATGTCATATTCTCCGCTTATACCTTCTGGCACTTTCATTTCGTAGTCGCCTTCGGGCGATCCAGTAAAACCTCCGAACTTTTTTTCTAGTTCAGCATAGGCTTTTGCCTGGTCCTCCACTGATTTGTATTTATCTTTCAACCATTCTGGCTTTTCACCTTCTTCTGGCGCTGCTGCTTCGACTTCAGTTGACTCAACGACTTCTTCTGCTGCAGCTTCTTCTACTGGGTTTTCTTCTATCAAAGTTTCTTCTTCGCTCATATTTATCTCCAAAGTTATTTTTTATCTGTCAAAGACAATTGGTCCATAATCTGTCTGACTATATTGTTTTGACCTTCTCTTAACCCGGCACCGAACTGTGTCGAGTTTGGATTTAGCACTGGTTTATCAATCGTAATAGATTTCAACCGATTCAGAACATATTGCCCCGAATCTGTACTAAAACATTCTTGGAATTGACCAGCTATTTCATTCGACTTGGCTTGGTTCTCTTCCCTGGTTTTTTGTATTTCTTTTCCATCAAGATCTAATTTATCCCAACTGCTCTCCGCCACCTTGCATCTCCTGTTCTTGCTGCGCTTGCATTGCTTCTGCTGCTTGCGCTTGCATTTCTGTTCTCTCTTCTTGAGATCTTAATAACTCTTGATCGATACCAAGCTTCTTACCTATATAGCTCGGCATATCTTCCATCTTTGTTCCCAACGCAAAGACTTCTGGTCCAAGGGCCATTGTCATTTCCATGTATTGCTGAATTGCTAACATATCTTCTTGATCCTGGGCCCTGGCTAAAGGTGAAGTGTGCTTGATCGTAACTTCGCGACCATCGACTTTAAACTCACCAAGCTTGCCATTCTTCTTTAAGATATAGACAGATCGCTTAATAATCTTTTCAATAAACTCAGTCTGCAGCCTGGAGAAAGCTGATCCAGCATCCATAACCAATTCTTGACCACGCATTGACATTTCAGTGGCTGTCTTAGTTGGAGAGTCCATACCGCCATAAGGATCTGCAAACAAACATTTGTTAATGCTTTCTCTCAGATCCTCCATGACTAATTCAGACACATTAAAGTCACCAGCTCTTTCCAGAGGGCGAAGTGTAGGATTAGAACTATCATTAGATCCGACCGGGATGGCTGTGCCTGGCTCCAGATTGATGTTATATGGATTGATAACTCCATCATCAGTTACTGTGTAGATCCCAGAAATAGCGAGAGCTGCATTGCGAAGCGCAAATTCACTAACTTTATTAACTGTTTTGATCGCTGGTAGCACTTGCATCACTCTACCTCGACCAAGGATCTCACCTGGTACAACCATTTCCCGGAACACGATCCAAGGAGAAACTTCATAAAAACGTGTGAATATAACTTTTTGATGCTCTCTCTCGATCACGCACTGATAATAAGCGTTTTCTTTTGGAGCAAATACAGTGCCTTCGATCAGATCGATCTTAGCATCTGGCTTGTCTTTGACTTTTCTTGCAGCTTCATCTGATAGATCAGCGCCTGGCCAGATCCTTTCGATATGCCTGGCTGGTACGCTATGAGCTCTCCAGATCGTTTCGATAGATCCTTTCGGCCCTTCCTCTGGATAAAGATCTGCAAGCGGAACTGCTGTGAAATGTAATAATGAATCACCACCTGGCTCGGCTTCTTCTAACATCAAAGCGCCTGTTGAAACGCTGAGATCTAGTAAAGCTTCATGTGCCTGGGTAGCAAAGTTTGAATGATTAATGTGATCAAATAGGATGTCATTAGCTTCGTCCAAATACTCCTGGACTTCATCTTCATCTTCCCTAATTTCAGATCCAACAACCAATTTGGTCCATTGTCGCCAGGGCGGAATGAGAGTTGCTTGTAATCTTGAAGCAAACTTCTGGACTCCCATGACTGCTGTCGAGTCATAGATGTCAACATTCTTTTTTTGTCCTGGTGTATGAAGGGAAAAGTTTTCACGCTGGGGCAGTGCAAAATCATAGCATTCTCTTAGATGATTGATCCAAGGCTCTTTTCTGCTCTTCGCTGCTTCATATCGAGCTATCAGTTCTTTGACTGTCCCTAGCTCTTTAGGGATTTTAAATTTAGACATATTAACCTAAAGTGTTGCTGTAAATACCTCTTTCATCTTTCGTACCAGAAATCAAGCTTCTACGTCCTGTCTTAGCGCGTGTACGAGCTTTCTCTCTAGCTTCAATTTGCTTGTCAACTTTAATTTCTTCTTTCTCTTGCCTAACTTCAGCTTTAGTTTTAGCTGGTGGTGGTGGTGGTGGTGCTGATCTGCGTCGTCCCATGATGCTCCTTAATTAAATATTTATACAATTGATACCCGGTATAAATATGCCAGGTTCTTAATCCGCCAATCCCCAGTAAAGCCTTTGTTTGTTCTACACATGTGCAAAGTGTAGGCCAGGGATTTCGGATCCTGGTATTATCTCGACGAATATTAACGTGGATTATAACACTACAATTAGTATCTTTGACAACATTTTGTATCTTATGTTGTGGACCAAAGGGTAAAACTTCGATGTCAGTCCCGCCAAGCCTGGCATTAAAGCGAATCCAGTTGAAGCCATCCCAACGTACTGCCCATACATGCCGATAACCTGGTTTAAGTAATTTGGCAAGTTTCCAAGGCATATCGCCATGCTCAAAACAAATATACCATTCAGCAAAATCATACTTCCACTCTTCAATGAGTGAGTGCTTGAGCCAACTCAAAAGATCTTCCAATCTTGCTTGAGTACAGCTGGACCGGTCATTCCTTCATGACGTTTATCGATCCAGGCAACAGCAAAATATCGGAAGGCATCAGCTCCATGTGAGCTCCAATCGTGCAGCGGGCGATCCTTGTAAACTCTTTTGTCCTCATCATATTCGCAGCGGTAATAACTTAAAGCTCGAATGCCATCAGCACAGCGCTTCTCATCGAAATAACACCTGGGCAATATTCTCCTGGCAGCTTCAATGCCATCCATGATCGGTAGATTCGGTGTCACTCGGAACACAATTCCCATTTGGCGCGCTTGATCCTTTCTTGACTTACCAGTTGTCAGCTCTCGAACTTGAATATCATGTGGGGCCCAGTGATCTCCGAAGGTAATCCCATGGGTATCTCGAAAGTCATGCAGCCAATTGATGTAGTGTTGAAGGCCCTCTCCATTGTTTTCATAGTAACCGACGACTCTGAGCTCAGTGCCAGCTCTCTGTATCAACCATATTGAGG